ATTGGGAAAAGTACATTCCAATAATATACATTATGTTAAATAGACTATTCTTTATGCAAGTCTTTTAATGTTTTAGGAATTTCTTGGGATTCAAATTGGGGGTCTGATATTATTACCTCAATCCATCCAACTGGGAAGTCAACCCAAAATTTAACAGCTTCAAAATGCGATATGTTTTTATCTTCGGCAAATAAACTGTCAAAAAATCCCTTAATGCAGTTGTCTATATCTGGACGAGATTTATGTAATTTAAAATGCATAGCCTCTCTTTTGAATTTCCTCCATGATTTAGGCATGGGAATAAAAAACTTTATAAAAGCTCCTTGTTCAGGAATATCCAATCCAATCCTTCTTGCTTCTGCACGTAAATCAACTTTATAATTATTGTATTTTTCTAATCTAAGCAACCTTTTTAATCCAGACGGATATAGCTTATCTCTTGGTATCCTAAAAAATACCCTATCTCCTTGAGTTGCTCTAACATTAGTTTGAGGAGTTATGTTGAGTATGTATTTCTTTTTTGCCATTGCGTATACGTTTTTTTTCTTTTAATGATTTTAATAAAAGAGAGTTGATAATATAATTAACTGCTCTATCTTCTTTGCTAGCTATTTTTAAAATGTCGCTATAAACATCTTCATGAATTGTGATAGTTAATCTCTTTGACATATTTTGATGCATTGTGGTGTATGTTGGTGCATTATTGCACCAGACTGCACCAAGTTACACCATTTTATATATATTTTACATATGTATTGTTTTGAAATGTTGACAAATAAAAAACCCCCACTTTCGTGAGGGTATTCTAAGGTAGCATATTAGAATTATTTCTTTTTATGTAACTCAGCAAACTTCCTTGCTGCTTCTACAGAACCAAAGCCCCATGCTTTTAATGCTAATGCTTTTCTTGTAGGTTCGCCATTAGGCTTCTTCATAGCCCCTTTCATACCTGCAAATCTTGCTGCGAAGGATACTCTTCTTGGGTTAGTGCCTTCTTTTACAGGTGCTTTTAAATTGCCCCCTGTTTCTTTGTTATAGGAAGCTCTACCTTTAGCATTTAATCCTCCACCTTCTATGTTTTTACCTTCCTTACGTTGCCAAGCACTTGTTTTATAAGACATTGTTTTTATTTTTATTGTAATTTATTATTTTTTCTGAGAAATAAATCAATTCATTTACTGAAAATTTGTTTTTCATAATATTTACAATATAACAAACTAATTGTACATTACCTTTTATATATCCAATGCTACTATCTATTCTATCTATACTTATGTTTGTTATTTTAGAACCATGCTCATGTGTCATTTTTATACCAGAAATATTACATATACCATTTTGATTTTCATAAATATCAATTAAGTATTGTATATCTATGTTGTATTCTTTATTTTTTCTTTTAGAACAATGATTTAATAAGCAAGAAATATAATTTTTAGCACTAGAATGTTTTTTATTTATTTTATCTTGATAAGAGTTTTTATGACTTATTTTAGATTTTAATAATATACATTCTTTACATTTTGACCTGTATTTTTTTAATCCATCATTAAAACATCCATTAGAATAAAATAAATCTAAACTTTTTTCTTTATTACAAAATCTACATTTTTGAAAACCATTTTTTATTATTTCATCATAAATTGGTCTTGATTTATTTTTTCTACCATTTTTTTTTCTGCATTTTTTGCAAATTTGTCTATACCTAACAAATCCATCTGACCTTATTGAATGCTTATAGAAATCAAATGGAATTTTATCTTCTAAACAATTTATGCATTTAGCAGTTGTTATATCTTTTGGCATCCTTAAAATGTAAGGAGCATGATTAATTCTTGGATTCATTATAATGGAAATTTATACAAATATATGTATTTTTCCTTTATTTAAACTCCATTTTTTATTTTTTTCTCTTGCTTAAGCATTTCTTTAGTAGGCTTCTTACCAGAACCTGCATTATTCCTGATATTATCCCAAAGACCTCTTCTTGAATACGAGCCATCTTTGCGCTTTATCATGTCCTTGCTTTTGCTTATCATGCCTTCCATGTTGGGGAATTTTATGTCAAATATAATCAATTATGAATTCAGATTAGCATGGTATGTATCAAATTCTTTTAGCCACTCTCTGCACTGGTCTATTCTCTTGTATACTCTTTGGATGAGTGCTTCGTCATATGGTACGGGAAATCTTACCACTCTTTCTTTGATGGGTATTTCATCAAAAGTCATATTATTTTCAAGTTTTGATACTTGTCTAATATATTCTGGGCTATGCTCCGTAGCTGCATTTAGGGCATAAAATAAACGCTTCTTCTCTGAGTTTATCATTTCCTCAGGCATATTTACTAAACAATAGCAAACCTGGGCTATTTCAGCCCCTGTGAGAGCCATATAGCCTTGTACTTGATACTTGTATAGCGGATTTAATTGAGAGCCTACATTTGACAATAAAGTGGCAAAGTCGTAGCTTGACTTTATGTCTATGATAGCGACAGACTGCCCATTATCTGTTACAATGATGTCTGGCTCACCTGTTAGGTAATTATTTGTAAAGCGTAAATCATTTTTTTTGTAAGTTTGGGAATCAATACGGCTCAACATCATAATGCTTTCGTCCTCTACTAGTTTGCCTTTCATAGTATACTTACTTCGTTCAGCACCACCAACAGCTTCTTTGCCGTATTTGTGGTATACATACATCTCCTTTAGATATGATATGCACGAATCTCCTAATGATGGTGGAGCATCTCTCTTAGATATAAGAGATAGTAGTTCTTCATCTTGTTTGGGAGTTCGTGACTCTTTGTTTTGCAACTCAGCTAGCTTCTCTGCTTGCTTGTCTGTTAGTACAGAACCTCTGCCTTCTGCCATAATTTTTCCAAGGCAAGAGCATCTGAATAATACTTCGTCCCAGTTTACTTGTGTCATAGTTTTTATTTTTTAGTTTTTAGTGAACGTAATCTTGTTTCGTAAAGTTCTTGTAATTCTGTAGGGGAACTCTTGGCATATACAACTAGTCTGTATGACTTAAGTTCGTCTAAGGTGTTACAGGCTGCTAGTTGATTGGCTAGTTGTTCGGGAGTAGCTTGTTCTTCTTCCTTGTGTTCGGGAATTTCTATCTCATCCTCTGTCTTGTTAAGGCTCTTACCAAATAAGTCACCCATTTGCTTAATAGCGTTCTTTACAGCCATTGAGGAAGCCTTAGGTGTAGCCAATTCAAGCATTGATATATCTGAGCACACTACAGTGGCAATGCCAGTCAAATTTTTGTAAATAAAATTATCAAATGGCTTATAACAATATTCTACCACAATTGTTACAGCGTACTTACCAGACCTGTCTTGTGTGATTGCTGGGGAAGAGATAGATGAGATGTGAGCATCCTCAAAGATTGTCTTCATAGCACCTTCCATTATGTCTAGGGGAATGGTCTTGTAGGTTTCTGACTTGTTTGACTTTGAGGGAAGTTCTACTACCCATTCAGCAGGTGGTGGTGTAGATTCAATAATGTTTCTTGCAAGTAGAAGTTTTTTTTGCGATACTGCCTCTTTAATTCTTTGGAAGATAGGCTCTCCGAATTCTAATAGTTTAGTGTTCATAAAAAAAATAACCCCAAGGTGGTAGTACATGGGGCTTTTTAACCGTTTTAAAGGTTTTGAACACCACCGTATTGACTTCTACCACAAAACCAATATGGCGGTGCTGATGCAAATATAGTAATTAATACGATAATTGTAACATTTTTATATAATTTTTTGTTACAAACAGTAACCAATTTTTTGTTTTTTTTGTCACATTTCTACAAATTATTGTGCTGCTATATTTTATAGTGGAAAATATTGTCAAAAAATAACACTATAATGGAAAAGTTTCCGATAAAGCATGAAGTATTTGGCAAAATTCATGCAATTCCTTAGTTTAATGTGATTGATTGTACACTTTTACGTACATAAAAATGTCAAGATAAATGTGCAAAAAACTAAGGTCTTTGCATAGTTTATCATACATTAAAATAAAAATCACGTATTAGTCAAAAAATAATGTAGCATATAACCAACAATTATTAAAATCTTTTTTTAGCTCTTTTATTGTAAACTATTTTGTTTATAATAATTTTATTTTTGTAAAATTTATTACACCACGTTTTTGTGAATATTTCGTCAGAATTAAATCTTGTTATAAATTGTTCAAATGTATCAGGATAGTCTCCTTGAAACTCATTAGAATTACTAATGTAAAAGTCAAATAGCTCATGTATACCATGTTTTACAAAGAATATCATTCTAATTACAGTATCTAATGTAATATTAGTTTCTCCTTCTTTTAATCTATAAGCTGTTTTTCTGCCTACATTAAGCATGTGACCTATTATTTCATCGCAAAAACCTGTAGAAACTTTTAAAATTTTAAAGACTTCTCCTGGATTTAATAAAGTTGTTAAAGCATTATCTATATGTGCGCAATCTAATATAGATGGTCTATTTATACAATCTTTTATATTATTTCCACCATTAAACAGCTCTCCATATAAATCAGAAAAATATGTTATATAGTACCTTTCTTTTTCTGCCAATTGCTCTAATGGAACATCTCTTTCAATAATATCCACATAAGGAGTTGTCCCTAATTTTGAAAGCTCATCTACCCATTCATTAACAAAATGATTGTGAGATTTTACTAAGTGACTCAATGGTCTATCATTGCCTATTGTAGTCTTACCAATGTATCTGTATACATCATTTCTTGGGTCTCTAAGACCATAAATTAAATTTATCTTCATGACACAAATGTATACAATATTACTCAATATGCCAATAATTATAAAGATTTCTTATAATTATATGCATTATAAGGGATATTATCAACAATTATTATTGTTTTGTGTATTTTAATCCGCATTGTTCACAATATTGTGGGGGAAGATAATCTATTTCGCCTCTTGAATACCTAAGTTCGTCTTCGGTGTATTCAAATCCTACCTTTAAAATAACCCTGCATCCAGAGCATAACAACGCCCCATGTCCTGAATTGTATTTAACTATAAGTTTTTCTTTTTCCATACTATAAAGATATAAAAAAGCCCAACATAGAAATGTCAGGCTTACACTAAACTATTACGCAAAACTAAAACGAATGAATACAATTAGAATGCAAATGTAAGGGAATTTTTGAAATCTTAGCGACTTATGTGTTGGACGCTACAGCGGTGGGGTGGTCGGGCTGTTGGGGAACGGGCAAAAATAACGGCAGGGGGGTATGTGTTTTTGTTTTCGGTTTTCGTTTTCAATTTCGGGCTGTTGTCTTTTGTTATTCCGTATGTTTAGGGTATTGTTTTTTTTATTACGTCCTTTGTTGTTTGCTAATGTCAGGGAATTGTTGACAGGCAAACAGGCGCTGAGGAAAATTAAACCATGCTAATATTATTAGTATGTTATTGCTAATGTATTTAGCTTAAGTAGGTTTTTTATGTGGGGGAAGTGGTGATAGTGTTTATCTATGTTTATATATAGTAGTGGGTTTTTGTTGGGGGAAATGAAG